TAAACCAGTCAAACAAGGTTCATCTGATGCTGAGACTATTGGTCAAGGCAAAGTTGAAGTCGTCAAACCTGAAGAAAATCCTGTTGACAAAGCAGTAGCATCTATCAAGAAAGCTGAGACTGCACCTTCAAACGAAGGTGATGCTCAGAAGAAAAATGCTGGAAAAGCTGAAAAAGCAGAGAAGTTAAAAGAAGATGAGAAAGAGTCTAAAAAAGACGAAGTCAAATCTACTAAGATGGAATCTATTAAAGCTATCGTCAACAACATGAAGGAAATGACTAAGGAAGAAATCTCATCTGTACTGGGAACAGTATCAGAAGAAGAGGTTGACGAAAGTTTGACTAAAGCTGAAACAGCAAGAAAAGTAGTAGAGTCTTTGAAGTCTATGGACGAAGAAGCAGTTGCTAAAGTTCTAGAAGGTTTTAAGAAAGAAGAAGATAAAGAAGAAGTTAAGGAAGATTCAATCGAAGAAGAATTAACTGCAGACTTAGAGTCTTCTCTTGTTGAAATTGAAATAGATGACGACCTATCAGCAATATCAGAAGCATTAGAACTTACAGAAGAAAATGCTGAAAAAGCAAAAACAATATTTAAAGCTGCAGTGACTTCAAAAGTTGCAGAAATTAAAGAAAACCTTGATACTCAGTATCAGGCAGAATTAAAAACCACAGTTGAGACTGTTAAAGCTGACCTTGCGGAAGGTGTAGACAAGTACTTAACATATTGTGCAGAAGAGTGGACGAAAGAAAACGAACTTGCAATTGAACGTGGTTTGAGGTCAGAAATGACAGAAGGATTTATTGAAGGATTAAAAACATTGTTCGTAGAACATTATGTTGACGTTCCTGAAGATAAGTACGATGTTATCGATGAACTCGCAAATCGTCTCGATGAGATGGAATCTAAACTCGACAGTGAGGTCTCTAGAAATATGGACATCGTTGAAGAATTAGAAACTCTTAAGAGAAGTAATGTGATATCAGAAGCGTCGAAAGACTTGACTGATTCACAAAAAGAGAAGTTATCCTCACTTGCAGAAGGTGTTGAGTACAAAACTGAAGAAGATTTCGCTGAGAAAATTTCTGAAGTAAAGAATGCGTACTTCCCTGCTGAAGGTGAAAAGATAACGGAAGAGACTCTAGTTGTTGAAGGTGCTAACGAATTTGAGGTTGAAAAATCTGAAGTTGTGTTAGACCCATCAATGTCTAGATACACTCAAGCAATCAAAAAACTTCAACCATTAGGTTAAGTTTTAATTTAAAGGAAAAATAAAATGTTTTTATCAGAAAACTTACAAGAAAAGTGGTCGCCGATTCTAGAACACTCCGATTTGCCAAAAATCGAAGATAACTACAAACGTGCGGTTACTGCTGTTATTCTTGAGAACCAAGAAAAAGCTTTACAAGAGCAAAACTTGCAAGAAGCAGCACCTTTAAATGCTACTGGAACAGGTATATCTAATTGGGATCCGATTTTAATCTCCCTAGTTAGACGTGCTATGCCAAATCTCGTTGCATACGACATTTGCGGAGTTCAACCAATGACTGGCCCAACAGGATTAATCTTTGCTATGAAAGCAAGATATAACGATTATCCTTCAGGAACAAGATTAGCTAAATCAGAAGCAATGGGAATTGACGAAGTTAGAACTGGATACTCTTCAGCTGCTAACCCAACTGCTGACGGTGTCGGAACTAACGACATTTCAGACCCATTCGATACTTCAACACCTTCATACGAATCCACAACTGGAAACGGAATGACTACTGCATCTGCAGAAGCATTAGGTGACGTTGAAGCATCAAACGGTTTCGCTCAAATGGGTTTCTCAATTGAGAAAGCTACTGTTACTGCCAAGTCAAGAGCATTAAAAGCAGAATACACACTAGAACTTGCACAAGACCTTAAAGCAATCCACGGTCTTGACGCAGAATCAGAACTTGCAAATATTCTTTCATCAGAAATTCTTGCAGAGATTAACCGTGAAGTTGTCAGAAATGTCAATATTCAAGCAAAAACTGGTGCAGCTGATACAGCAGCAGCAGGTACTTTCAACTTAGATGTTGATGCTAACGGTAGATGGTCTGTTGAGAAATTCAAAGGATTATTGTTTCAAATCGAAAGAGAGTCAAACAAAATTGCTAAAGAAACAAGAAGAGGAAAAGGTAACTTTATCTTATGTTCTTCAGACGTTGCTTCAGCACTTTCAATGGCAGGTGTATTAGATTACGCTCCTGCTCTTTCAACTAACCTAAACGTAGACGACACTGGCAATACATTTGCTGGTATTCTAAACGGAAGAGTTAAAGTTTATATCGACCCATATGCTGGTGTTGATTACTTAACTGTAGGTTATAGAGGTTCAAACCCTTACGATGCTGGTATGTTCTATTGCCCATACGTTCCATTACAAATGGTTCGTGCAGTTGGAGAAAATACTTTCCAACCAAAAATCGGCTTTAAAACAAGATACGGAATGGTTTCAAATCCATTTGTAGGTAATACACCTGCAGACGGAATGGCATCAGCCGGTACTAACCAGTACTATAGAAAGTTTGTTGTTTCAAACATTCTGTAAGAATCTTACGATTAATCTCTTCGGAGATACTAAAAGGGACTCAATTGAGTCCTTTTTTTTTGGCTTTGCAGTGGCACGTTGCAGTATCAGAAGTCGCCCTCTGCAACTTGAACAACAGTGATACCTCTTGCCTTCCACATTGCAACAACTTTATTCCTGTCATCATATACAAGGTCAATCTTACCACCAAACTCTTCGAATTTATCTGCAAGTTCTGATTTGAACACTTCATCGGGTCTGTAGTCACCTTCGGGTCTAAGGAACAATCCTTGATGACCCTTACCAATCCACTCATCAATCTGAGCTTCAGTAAGACTTCTTTGTGATTCGTTTCTTGCAGAGAAGAATGCAACATCATGTCCATCTTCGATATGTTTTTTTGCAAGGTCACAAACCCACTGTACAGGAGTGTCAAATTGAGTCGCCTCTTTGAATGCTTTCCAGTCGGTAGGTTGTTGGGTAACGTGATATCTTCTATGTTCTACATCAGCAATAGTTCCATCAACGTCAAAAATTATAGTTTGTTTTTTCATTATATACATAGTATAACAAAAAATAGACCCCGTTGTCAAGTTTTTTACTACCTAAATACTAGTGTAAGAATAAATCTTACGACATACACACACAGGAGAACAATATGTCAAATCAAGGAAAATCAGGTTTTGAAATCAGAGCCGACTTACTATCCCTATCCGAAGGTCTTTTGACCAGTAACTACCAAAGAGAAGTTGATGCTATCTATGCACACAATGACTCATTCCCTAATGATAAGAAACCCTTACCATTAAGAGAAATAACTGGTGAAGAGGTTATTAGAACTGCAAGACAACTCAACGAGTTTGTAACAGAGAAGTAAACCCTTGTGGGTGGAAACACCCACATATTATAAATAGTATAAGAAAGAGAAATATTATGTACGAAAAACAAATCAATGTGAAAGAAGGCCCATGGGAGAAATCAGTTTTCCCTAATGGAATTGAAACAACAAATGTATTGAGTCGCAAGACCATTACAACATTCATAAAAGATGGATATCTTTGTGAAGAAACAACAACAAGAGAGTATAGAGGAGAAGATTATCATGACACTACCTCTAACAAAAGGATAACTAAAATAAATGGTTGAGATAAATAAATCACTCCTTAACAAGAATAACTTTCGTCTTCTAATAGACAAAGTTCCAACTGTAGAGTACTATGTACAGTCTGTTAATATACCTGGCCTGCAGTTTACGGAAGTAAACCAACCATTTGGTATTGGGGTTGATGCTTTTTTTCCTGGCGACAAGGTGTCATTTGATACACTTGCTGTTACCTTTTTAGTAGACGAAGACTTAGAGAACTTCAAAGAGATGTATGATTGGATGCAAGCAATTGTTCCAGTTAGTTCATCTTCAGATTTTCAGTCGTATGTTGATTCTCAGAAAACAACTACTGGTGAACTATCCAATATAAACAATGATTTAAATCAGTACTCACAAATTACATTGATTACTAACACCAATAAGAATATACCTAATAAGTTTTTTAGATTCTATGACTGTTTTCCTATATCACTTGGTGGACTAGAACTTCAGTCGGGTGCAGAGGCGGAGACAGTTACTTGTACAGTGGAGTTTCGTTTTACATATTACGACATCAAAACCACTAGTTAAACCCCTATAAATATGTTATACTAGTAGTTAACTAGTATAGGTGAATCGTTATGAATTTAGAACAAATCAAAGAACAATGGAACAATGACTGTGAGATAGATGATATCGAACTAGACAAAGCTTCATTAGTCGTTCCAAAACTCCATGCAAAATACCAAGACTTACTAACCAGTAAGATTCTGTTATCTAAACAATACGAATTCAAATACAACGAACTACTTAGAGACAAGTGGTTGTGGTATACAGGTAAGATGGACGAAGACAGAAGGAAAGAATTGGGTTGGGATGTCGACCCCCTAAACGGAGTAAGTGTGATGAAAGCAGATATGCACTACTTCTTTAATGCAGATAAAGAATTATCTGAAATGAAAGCAAGACAAGAACTATTAAAAGTAACAATAGACTATCTCAAAGAGTGTATGACTAACATCACTTGGAGACACCAAACAATCCGTAATACGATTGATTGGAGAAAATTTATGAGTGGACAATAATATGATATTACAAAACTACCTATGGACTGCACAAAGTTTCTTTACACCCGAAGAGGTTGCAAGAATTCATAAAGCTGCAGATAAACTACCTTTAAAGAATTCTATGATTGGACAAAAAAATCAAGATGTAGATGCCGACACTGGTGTTATTACAGAAGGCAATGTAGACGAGGATATACGACAGGGTGGTAATAAGTGGTTTGTTAATGAAGAAGGACACATGCCTGAAGATATTGTAGAGAAAATAAGAGTTGCATTAAACATTGCATGTGATGAATGTGAATGGCATCACACAATAGAATACCAAGAAAACCCACAATACACTATCTATGATGCACAACCTGAAAAAAAGAAGGGTGATTTCTACACATGGCATACAGATGCAGGGCCAATACTTTATGATAATGGTATGCATAGAAAACTATCTATGACTATTCAGTTGTCCGACTCAGATGATTACGAAGGTGGTCATTTCCAGTGGTTAGAACCTCAGAGAAAATTTGATAGATTAACAGACGACCTAAAAATAGACCTTACCGATTCAGTTAGAACTATACCCCATTCTGCAAAACAAATAGGCAGTGTTGTAGTCTTCCCATCCTTTGTATACCATCAAGTGACACCTGTTACTAAGGGTACAAGAAAATCACTAGTGGTGTGGTTTGTTGGAAAACCATATGTCTAAACCAACCGTCACCGTCTCTAAAGTAGATGAGTGTTTCCTAAAAGTTAATTGTGATGATGGTCTTGCAAGAGACCTATACGATTTCTTTTCATTTAAAGTTCCAAACGCAAAGTTTATGCCGTCCTACAAAAACAAATGGTGGGATGGTAAGGTGTATCTATTTTCTATGAAGACTAGAAAGATTTACATAGGATTACTCCCATATATTGATGAGTTCTGTAGAGAACGTGGATTTGAGTTTGGAGGAATAGAAGATGTAATTGGTGTTAAACATAGAGAGAAATGTAGTCAGTCATGGTTAGCAGATTTAGACTTACCATTCCAACCTAGAGATTACCAAATAGATGCATTTAATACTGCAATACAGTACGGTAGACAGTTGTTATTGTCACCCACTGCAAGTGGTAAGTCTCTTATCATTTACCTCTTAGCAAGGTACTACGACACCAAGACGGTCATCATTGTACCTACTACATCATTGGTCGAACAGATGACTAAGGATTTTCAAGACTATGGTTATAAAGAACCTATCTGTAAAATTTACAGTGGTCAAGAAGTATTCGATGCGCCTATAACTGTTACTACATGGCAATCATTCGCAAAAGCTCCCAAGGAGGTGTTAGAGTCTTTTGATGTTGTTGTTGGTGACGAGGCGCATTTGTTCAAAGCAAATGTTTTGAAAGGTATCTTAGAGAAGATGAAAAAAACTGCAGTCCGTATAGGTTGCACAGGAACATTAGACGGAACAGAGGTACATAGACTTCAACTCGAAGGACTGTTCGGGCCTGTTAAAAAAGTTATCAGTACTGCCCAACTTATAGAAGATGGGACTATTGCAAGTCTAAACATTGATGTGATTGTATTGAAACACCAAAAAAGAAAGTTTGAGAACTACCAAGAAGAGATGGACTACCTCGTATCAAGTGATAGTAGGAATGAGTTTATTTGTAATCTTGTATATAATCTAAAAGGAAACACACTTGTTCTATTCCAATATGTTGAGAAACATGGTGCAATACTACATACTAAAATGTTTAAAAGACTTGAGGATAAATTACACTATGTCTATGGTGGTACAGATGTAACGGATAGAGAAGAGGTGAGGACACTTGTGGAACAAGCTGATGATAATGTCATCCTTGCATCTTACGGAACATTCTCTACAGGGGTCAACATTAAGAAGATTGATAATGTTGTATTTGCATCTCCATCAAAATCAAGAATCAGAAACCTACAGTCAATTGGTAGAGGTCTTCGTAAGACTGAAGACAAGACAGAAATGAGACTGTTCGATATCGCAGATGATATCGGTGGTAACAACTATACTTTAAGTCACTTAAAAGAACGTATAAATATCTATAACGAGGAAGGATTCCCATATGATATCAAACAGTTCAATTTAAAGTGAAATACGAAATAATCAGATTAAAAAACGGCGACGAAATAGTAGGAATGGTTAACGAAGTGGAGGACACTTTAGAAATCACACTACCTATGACATGTCATTTATCAAAGGTGTCTAGCACTAAAACCCTTGCAACATTCATTCCATATTCTCCACTAACTTCAGATTCAATGCTGTTTATAGACATGGATAATGTTTTACATGTAAGTGAGATGAACGCACAGTTTATTCCTTTTTATGATGAAGCAAGTGCAAGATGGTTAACTATGGTAGAGGAGGGTAACATACCTTTATCAAATAAAGTAGTAATTGACCCAAAAGAATATCTACACAAAGCATTAGACTCTATATTAGATGGTTCTGAAAACAACTATGAAGAAGATATAAGGATGTTCGAAGAAGCAATCAAAGAAGATGAGTTTACAAATTCTTTCGATACACCTATCGACCCTAAGAAAATTCATTAGGTTTTTAGTTTGTCTAAATAAATGCGTAAACTCGGTGTACTTATAACTGATTATACATTTTACTTATAACTTAACTTTAGGAAAACCATGACCACAGCAACTTTTTTTGCGAAGAGCATGGTACGAAAAGCTAGAGAAGTCAACCATGTCATTCGTCCTCAAAAACGAAAATTAGTTGACACTATCGAATTTCTAGTGCTGATGACTCTTCC